ACGTAACGACTAACGTGGGCTGTATAGCAAGAGATTCAGTGCTTGAGATTGGTGGAGATCTGCTATTTCTGGCACCCGACGGTTTAAGACCTGTTGCGGGTACTAGCCGTATTGGTGACGTTGAACTTGAAACGGTATCCCGCTCCATTCAGCCGATTATGTCTAGACTGGCTGAAAATTATGATTTAGAATCTCTGACGGGTGTAGTAGTACGGAATAAGAGCCAGGTTAGGTATTTTTTAAGTCAGTCCACCGACCTACCAGAGGACGCTTACGGAATAATTGGTGGCATTAGAGCCACTTCTGAGGGCATCACATGGGAGTTCGGGGAGCTGGTCGGCATACGGGCATCTTGCTGTACCTCTGGCTTTGTTGGCACAGAAGAGTACGTGCTACACGGCGATTATGATGGTAAAGTATACCGGCAAGAGAAAGGTAATTCTTTTAATGGTAGAGACGTTCTTTCAGTATTTCAGACTCCTTACTATGATTTCGGGGATACTGAAGTACGGAAATTGATACGAAAAATTAATACATTCATCCGAGCAGAGGGCCCGTTCGAGATGAACTTGTCGGTTACTTACGATTGGGATGACCCATTTGTAGCCCGCCCCTCGAACTATACACAAGCTTCTGCGGGGGCCCCAGTCAGATACGCTGGGATTAATGTTAACTACGGCGGTGAAAACATCGTATATGGCGGTAGTGAGAAACCTGTACTAGTGACATCAGTCCAAGGTTCGGGATTCTCTACGCAACTTACGTATGTAACAGTCGGGCAAGAGGCCCCGTTCACGATCCAAGGCATCGTATTTGAATTTAGTCCTACAGGAAGACGATAATCATGGCAGGCTACGTCCGTCAATCCGTTGCTAGCATTGTTAACGGCGCTAACATTACTGCACCACCACTGAATGCTGAGTTTAATGCGCTAGCTGCTGCTTTTAATGGCTCTAGTGGCCACACTCACTCAGGTGAAACCGGTGATGCTCCCAAGATCCCATTGCTAACTGGTGTTAGCGGATACCTACAAGCCGTTAACGGCGGTGTGGGGGGTCTTAATAACGTCTCAGCCACTACCGCCCCCACGGCAGGAGACGACCAGGCAGACGGGTACGTTCCTGGATCTGTATGGGTTAATGTAACTACGGATAGGGTGTACGTCTGTTTAGATAACTCTGTAGGTGCGGCTATCTGGGGCGAGACGCTTCTAACAGTTTCTAATGTAGTTATTCCTGCAGCAACTAATACGGTAGATATCGGTACTACCTCGGTTCGCTTTAAAGCCGGATGGTTTAGTGGTGCAATTACATCAGATTCTATCGTAACGGGGGCGATCACTTCCGCAACTATCCTACCCGCCATAACTGCAACCCATGACGTTGGCTCTAGCACACTTCAATTCCGTAATCTGTGGTTGTCTGGCACGGCTAACCTTGGAGCTATTAGCTCCGGTGCAGCGACGATTACTGGCGGCACGATCAACAATACGGTTATCGGTAATTCTACGCCTTCAGCGATTACAGGTACGACGATTACGTCCACCTCAGGCTTCTCAGGTAACCTTACTGGTAACGTCTCTGGCAACTTAACCGGTAACGTGACGGGCAATGTTTCGGGAGATGTCACAGGGGATGTGACGGGGAATGTTACAGCTTCTAGCGGTACGTCTACCTTCAACGATGTGACGATTAATGGCACCCTGAATATGAACTCGGGGTCTGTCGGTACTATCACCGGCCTAAGTACCCCCACAAACGCCTCAGACGCTGCTACAAAGGGTTACGTCGATTCTGCGGATGCTTTGAAGCTTAATTTGACTGGGGGTACGCTTAGCGGCAATCTGGCCATGGGCTCCAATAGAATCACTGGACTCGGAGCCCCTGTAAACGATACAGACGCATCTACTAAGGTGTATGTAGACACCTCCATTGCCAATTTAATTGATTCTGCTCCAAGTACTTTAGACACGCTTAACGAGCTGGCGGCAGCCATTGGTGACGATCCCAACTTTGCTACGACAATAACGAACGGATTGGCCGGTAAACTTTCACTTACTGGCGGCACTATGTCGGGTGCAATTGCCATGGGTACGAACAAAGTAACCGGCCTAGGCACTCCCACGGATTCTACTGACGCTACTACGAAGGGGTATGTAGATTCTGCGGACGCTCTCAAGCTAAACTTATCTGGTGGTACGATGTCTGGTGCCATTGCAATGGGGGCTAATAAGATCACAGGGCTGGGCACTCCAAGTGCTACTGGGGACGCTGCTACTAAAGGCTACGTAGATACCCAGGATTCTCTGAAAGTATCTAAGTCCGGCGACAGCATGACTGGACCTCTGGCAATGGGTGCAAACGCCATTACAGGTGTTCAAGATCCGACAAACGCTCAAGACGCTGCTACAAAGAACTACATTGATACCGTCTTTGGTTCTACCCAGAGTGCTGCGGACAGTGCGGCTGCTGCTCTCGTATCAGAGCAGAATGCGGCTAACAGTGCGAGTGCAGCATTAACCTCCGAGCAAAACGCCGCTATCAGTGCAAGCGCTGCCTCTGATGCGTATGACGAGTTTGACGATCGTTACCTAGGAGCTAAGTCTTCCGCACCTACCGTAGACAATGACGGGGACCCGCTAGTAACAGGTGCCTTGTATTTTGATACAGTCGTAAATGAAATGCGGGTGTTCGATGGTACTGCCTGGAAAGCTGCCGGTTCTACCGTCAACGGTACTACTAAGCGTGAGACATTCACTGCCACTTCAGGCCAGACTACTTTCACAGTATCTGGTGGGTATGATGCTACATTTGCAGACGTGTACCTTAACGGCGTTAAATTAGTTAATGGCGTAGACGTAGATGTATCTAGCGGGTCAGACGTAGTTTTAACTACGGGGGCTGTTGCAGGCGACACAGTGGACGTGGTGGCGTACGGGGCGTTT